GTTTATCTCCGCGAGGAGTAGATTGGTGGGCTTAACCCAGCTTATCTTCAAGCACCTGCTCAATTGCCGTTGAGAAGGACAGGTCCAGGCACGCCTTGAGTAAGCGTATACATTGTGAGACTACTCACCTCACCGAACTGTGCTGTAGAGGCTGCAACACAGGACGCTTTCAGGCCTGATTCTGAAGGGAGCGCGTATGAACCTCGACGATTTGCGCGCGCGGGCCGCGATTACACATCTCGGCGAATACCGCAGTTCTAACCCCCTATGGGTTAGGGCAAGGCGAGATCTCGGCAAAACTGTGACCAAACCAGCCATAGATCGTGGTATCGAAAGGATGGTGCGGGATCAGACTACCGAACTGATCGCCGGAAGGGACAATCGAAGTGTCACGTCCCCTGAATGGGTGGCGGAAGGGCTATTCCGATACGGATGTCCAGTCCACCCCACTAAGTCCGGTGTTTCTACCACCGGATCCGGAGAGTTCACCGTTTCTAACATCGGACCGTGTGCATGCAGACGAGAGGACGGAAACGAATCCTCGCGAGCGGAACGGCCCTTCGTTCGAAGTTCCACAGGTGCCCAGGCAGTGGGGGTTGGAATCTCCACAGCCCTACCAGGGCGACGAGAGACATCATCGGACTCATTGCCCGAGTTGTTGGGATATGCTCCTGAAGATCCTGATCTTGAAGACAGGAGAGCTGCACTACCCAGCGACGTCTCTAGAAGTCAACATGGTTACAGAGCAAGACGATCGTGGGATGCCGACGCTTACCGGGACGCGTTTTCTGCGACGCTCAGCGTTGCGGGTGACGAGACTGGAGGGCGAAAGCCTTACACACTGGATGAAGTGGTGGCTCGCTTCATTCATAAGTCTAATTATGCTGGGGCTCCTTATTTCACTAGGAACCGCTTCGTATTGGACAAAGCTCAGCGTGCTGCACAGCGAGTCTGGGAAGGGACAAGAGGTTTTGATCCCTATACTTTTGGCCGTCGTGTTCAGTTCGGGAAGGCTGGTCCAAAAACTCGCCTCATTTGGATGGCGTCGATCATCACGAGTATTGTGGGTTCGGCTTTCTCGAAGAGAGTCCATTCAAACTTGGCGAGAAGGCGTCCATTCGCCATCGGGCTCAGGCGCGTCGAACAAGGCGCATTGGTCGAAGAGCTCAAGACGCGGTTCAGATACGTATACTCGCTAGATTTTTCCGGGTATGACGCATCCATGCCTGCATTTATGGTCGATGATGTTTTCCGCATCCTTAGGACGCATCTAGATCTGGACGAGCAGGATAGAAGTGTGTGGGATCGGTACGTCAGCGATTTCATTCACGCACGCCTTATCACACCCAGTGGTGAAGTGTTCCAAAAGCACAAGGGAATACCCAGTGGATCGGCATTTACGAGCCTGGTGGGCTCAGTCGGCAACCTACTGCTTATGAACTATGTGTTGATACGACTCACAGGAGCTGCACTCAAAACGGATAGAGTGTTGATTCTTGGTGATGATGTGACTTTTGCATCAAACACAGAGTACGATCTCGGGAGCCTAGCAAAGTTTGCGGCTGAGCTAGGATTCACTGTAAGTGTTGAGAAAAGTCGCATCTACG